CCGATCTGCCGAAACGGATCGATTGGGATCAGGATCAGCTTGCCCGGATCGCCGCCAATATCGCCGAGGCGGGCGAGGACCCGGCCGAGTTCATCGACACCACGCTGAAGGTGTCGGAGCGCAAATATGCCGCGCTGCCGGAATCCTGGCGCAAGGGTTTCGAGCCCGCGCGCACGGTCCGCACATCGAAGCCGACCTTCCGGCTCGTGCTGGGCGAGGAGGTGCGCTGATGGCAATCTCCCTCGCTTCCCTCCGGACGTCCAAGGAGATCCAGCCGCCCCGCGTGCTGATCCACGGCGTGGCCGGCGTCGGCAAATCCACCTTCGCGGCGGGCGCCGATGCGCCGGTGGTCGTGATGACCGAGGACGGGCTTGGCACTTTGCAGGTGCCGCATTTCCCGCTCGCCACCAGCTATGCCGAGGTCGCCGAGGCGCTCGATGCGCTGATCGCGGAAGACCACGACTTCCGCACGGTCGTCATCGACAGCGTCGACTGGCTCGAGCCGCTGATCTGGGCCGAGACCTGCAAGCGCAACGGCTGGCCCTCGATCGAGGCCCCAGGCTTCGGCAAGGGCTATGCCGAGTCGCTGAATGTCTGGCGCGACTATATCGACCGGCTGAATGCGCTGCGTGACCGCAAGGGCATGGCGGTCATCCAGATCGCGCACACCGACATCAAGCGCTTCGACAGTCCCGAGCACGAGCCCTACGACCGCTACGTCATCAAGCTGCAGGCGCGTGCGGCCGCGCTCCTGCAGGAGCATTCCGACGTGGTGCTCTTCGCGAACTACCAGATCTCGATCGCGAAGGCGGATGTCGGCTTCAACAAGAAGGTCACCCGCGCCTTGGGCAAGGGCGAGCGCGTCATGCACAGCTCCGAGCGCCCGGCCTTCCTCGCCAAGAACCGATACGGGCTGCCCGCCACCCTTCCGCTCGACTGGAAGGCCTTCGTCGCGGCCATGCCCCAGCCCGAATGATCCCGAACCTGATGGAGATGAACCATGGCCCGTTTTGACAATGCCTTCGATGCCTCGGGCATCGAGCCCACCACCGCCTACGAGGTGCTGCCCGCGGGCAAGTACCGCGCCCAGATCGTCGAGAGCGAGATGCGCGTCACCCGCAACGGCATGGGCCAGTTCCTCTGGCTGATGCTCGACATCCTCGATGGCCACCACCAGGGGCGGAAGGTCTTCGACCAGCTGAACCTGGTGAACCCCAACCCGACAACGGTCGAGATTGCACAGCGCACACTGTCGGCCATCTGCCACGCCACCGGCAAGATGCAGGTCAGCGACAGCGAGGAACTGCACCTGATCCCGATGACGATCCAGGTGACGGTGAAGCCGCCGAAGGACGGCTACAGCGAGCGCAACGCCATCCGCTACCTCGTGCCGGAACCGGGTGCCGCACCTGCGCCTGCGCCGCGTGCGGCCGCAGCCAATGCCGGCGCCAGTTCCAGTGGCCCCGCCAAGGTCGCGACCGCCCCATGGAACCGGAAGGTCTGAGCCTGACCGCTGTCGCGGGGCCGGACCCCGCGGTGGCGCCCCCACAACACTGAGAGTTTTCCCATGACCGACATGACCAACGCGGCCCCGGTGGCCGCGATCAGCCCGGCCTTGCCCGATGACCAGCGCCGGTTGATCGACCTCGACGACGCCATCGCGAATATCCGCACGCAGATCGCGACAGCGGATCTCGCTCGCCAGAAGGGCATCAAGGGCATCGACCCCGACTGGTTCCACCGTGCCCGCACCGCGCTGCGTCACCTTTGCCGCGAGCGGGCGGAACTGGTCGCCCAAGGCACCGGCCGCCGCCGCCGCGAAAAACTGAAGGACGCCTTGATCGGCATCCTGCGCGAGCGCCACGACCCGGAAACTTGGGCGGCCGTTCTGGCCGAGGCTCAGGCCCGCAGCGAACGGGAGGATCTGTGATGGCCGACCTTCCCGCACCGCCGACGCCGACGCTGTCGGCGATCTATGCCGTCTATGAGGCCGGTCAGGGCGACGGCTTTCGCGAGCATCTCGGCGCCTCGCTGATCGGCAAATCCTGCGCCTGGGCGCTCTGGTACGATTTCCGCTGGGTGACTGTGGCGCGTCATTCGGGGCGCATCCTGCGGCTGTTCGAGACCGGGCAGCGCGAGGAAGACCGGATCGTCCGCAACCTTCGCGCCACCGGCGCCACGGTACTCGATGTGGATCCCGAGACCGGACGGCAATTCCGGGTCGAGGCCCATGGCGGGCATTTCGGCGGATCGCTCGACGGCGTCGCCCTCGGCCTGCTGGAAGCGCCGAAGACCTGGCACGTCGTGGAGTTCAAGACCCATTCGGCGAAGAGCTTCGCCGAGTTGGTGGCCAAAGGCGTCGTGCTCGCCAAGCCCCAACATGCCGCGCAGATGCAGATCTACATGCACCTGACCGGCATCACCCGGGTGCTCTATGTCTCTGTCTGCAAGGACACCGATGCGCTGCACATCGAGCGCATCGCGGCCGATCCGGCAGAGGCGGAACGTCTGCTGGAAAAGGCCGGCCGCATCATCCACGCCCAGCATCCGCCCGCCCGGATCAGCGAAGACCCCGCCTGGTTCGAATGCCGGATGTGCGACCATCACCCCGTCTGCCACGGCGAAGGCGGGGCGGCGGTCACCTGCCGCTCCTGCCTGCACGCAACACCGGTCGAGGGCGGTTGGCACTGCGCCCGCTATGATCGGAAGCTGAGCCCCACCGACCAGCGCATCGCCTGCAGCAAGCACCTCTTCATCCCCGATCTGGTGCCGGGCGAGGTCACCGACGCCGGCGGGGATTTCGTCGCCTACCGCATGGCCGACGGCAGCACCTGGCTGAACGACGCGCGGGAGACGGAGGGTGTGTCATGCTGACCCTTCGTCCCTACCAGCAGGCCGCGATCACCGCGATCTACGGCTACTTCGAGGCGAAGAAGGGCAATCCCCTCGTCGTCATCCCGACCGCGGGCGGCAAGAGCCTCGTGATGGCCGCCTTCATCGAAGGGGTGCTGAAGACCTGGCCTGATCAGCGCATCCTGATCGTCACCCATGTGCGCGAGCTGATCGCCCAGAACCATGCCGAGATGCTCGGGCTCTGGCCCGATGCCCCGGCCGGCATCTATTCGGCCGGGCTCGGCAAGCGCGAGGCAGGGGCACGCATCCTCTTTGCGGGCATCCAGTCGATCCACAAGCGCGCCGCCGATATCGGACATTGCGATCTCGTGCTGATCGACGAGGCGCATCTGATCCCCGGCAAATCGAGCACCATGTATCGCCGGTTCCTGAACGACCTCGCGGCGATCAATCCGGCGATCAAGGTGATCGGGCTGACGGCGACGCCGTTCCGGCTGGATTGCGGGATGCTGCATGAGGGCGACACCGCGCTCTTCACCGACATCGCCTATGAGGCGCCGGTGCGTGACATGATCGATCAGGGTTATCTCAGCCCGCTGGTCTCGAAACAGCCCGCAACCCGGCTCGACGTCTCCGGGGTCGGCACACGCGGCGGCGAGTTCATTGCCCGGGATCTGGCGGCGGCCGTCGACCAGGACGCGATCACCCGGGCGGCTGTCTCGGAGATCATCGAGCATGGCAAGGATCGGAAATCCTGGCTCGCCTTCTGCTCGGGCGTCGAGCACGCGGGCCATGTGGCCGAGGAGTTCCGGCGGCGCGGCATAACCTGCGCGACGATCTTCGGTTCCACCCCGAAGGACGATCGCGACCGGATCATCGCCGCCTTCAAGCGGAGCGAAATCCGCGCGTTGGCCTCCATGGGGGTGCTGACCACCGGCTTCAACGCGCCCGCCGTGGACCTGATCGCGATGCTGCGCCCCACCAAGTCCGCCGGTCTCTATGTGCAGATGGTCGGGCGCGGCACGCGGCTTGCGCCGGGAAAGGAGAACTGCCTCGTTCTCGATTTCGCCGGAAACGTCCGTCGGCACGGGCCCATCGATCTCGTGCGTCCCAGGCGCCCCGGTGATCCCGGCGATGGCGAGGCCCCGGCGAAGATCTGCCCCGAGTGCCAGAGCATCCTGCCGCTCGCAGCGATGGAATGCCCGGATTGCGGCTTCGTCTTCCCCGGTCGCGAAGTCAAGATCACTCCGACGGCTTCGACGCTGGCGGTGTTGTCCTCCGGTCGGCCGCATTGGATCGCGGTCAGCGACGTCACCTATCACCGGCACGAGAAGCTCGGCGGACGCCCCTCCCTGAAGGTCACCTACCGCTGCGGGCTCACGACCTACAGCGAATGGATCTGCTTCGAGCACGGCGGCTACGCGCGGCGCAAGGCCGAAGTCTGGTGGCGGCAACGGGCTCCCGGGCTGGCCGTCCCGCTCACCGTCAATGAGGCGCTGATGCGCGCGGGCCAGCTCACGCGCCCGAGCAAGATCTCGGTCCGCCGCTCCGGCCGCTTCTTCGAGGTCACCGGCCACAGGTTCGACACATGCCCCACGCCCATGCTGGCCTCTGCGCCGTCTGCCACCGCGAGCCCCGCGCCTGGGGCTGGCTCAAGCCGGGTTTCCGGATTGCCGACCCGCGCCGGGACGCCAGCCGCAAGCGGCTTTGCAGCCGCGAATGCCAGGACATCTGCCACGGGAGGGCGGGCATGATCGATCCCACACCCAATGAACAGGCCGCCATGGTGGCCGGTGGACAGGCCGGGGGCGAATACCTCGAAAGCCTCGGCAAGACCGATCTGGTCAAACTGACGGCGGTGGAATGGGGCATTTTCGTCGAGGCGGTGGTGACCGGCTATTGCGATC